ATTGGTCAAAGCAGGACCGCCACAAAAAAAAGGCTCTTTATGCATTAGTAATATAATAGCTTGTGATTGTATTACGTGATGGTGTATATCGTAGGTGACAGCTACCACAAATTAAAGGCTTGGTTATGGATTTCGGCTCATTGTAGAGGTAGGTTATCGGATATAGGCGCAGGACGGAATTGCGACTTCTGATAATGTGAAAATTATTCACTGTATGCACAAGCTATGCTAATATGGGCGGACGAGAACTCATTGAAGCAATACATACACTATTTTTAGATTAAATGATCGTTATTTCATTTTTTCTAGGTAGTGTACTTATGCCATTAAACAAACTCAAATCTATTGAAGCAATATAAAATGCTTTAGAAAGTAGGTAAATATGAATATAAGAAAAGACTTGTTTGAATTAAATTTAAACCCTTATCAAATCAGTGTATATGTGTATTTGCTAGTAGATAATAAAGCAAGTTATCAAGAAATTGCATCAGCAACAAATATGAGTAAGAGAAAATCTGTTGACGTTATCCAAGAATTGATTGACTTAGGTTTAATAATTGCTAAAGCATCAAGAACAAATAAAAAACAACATTATTCAAATATGTATATCGTAAAATGAAAAGTAAATATTGAACCCATTTCAAGCCTTATAAATAGCGGACATCTAAAATTTAGACATCCAAATAAAAAAAGCCTAGAATTAACTAGACTTTCGATATAATATGATTGCTAATTCTTCACGTGTAACCGGTTCGGTAGGCTTGAATGTACCGTCAGGGTATCCCTTTAATAATCCTTGACTTGTGGCCCATTCGATAGCTTGAATCGCTTCTGTCGGTCTGTCGGATATGTCGGGATATAAAAAGCGTTCTCGTAATAATGGCATCGGATCAGCACTCGTTAAGAATCTACCGTCAACAGACTTAAAATAATTGCTGTCATATTCCTGTCTACGATATTCAAAGTGCAAATGTGTACCTGTAGAAAGTCCTGTCGTACCCATATGACCGATTATCTGCCCTTGTTTGACGAATTGCCCTTGCTTTACATTAATAAGGCTTAAATGGGCGTATAACGTGCTATATCCTTTACCGTTAATTATAATGCAATTACCGTACGATTTTGAATAATAGGCACGTGCTACTTGTCCATCATGCGCAGCATAGATATTATCACCATCAACTCCCGGAACTATTGCTCCTAGATCGCATCCATCGTGAAAACCATCACCTATATTACGTGGTCCAAACGGGCTTGTTACCCTTCGTGAATCGCAGGGATATGTTAAATACATCTACTCACCTTCTTTTTTCATCTTCTGCGTTCCAAAGTAGAACCCGATTATTATTAATACCGCGTTCCAATAATTGTCAGCTGATATTCCACCTGTTATTGCCAAGTAACTTGATACGCCTACCATTGTGAATGTTACGATTGTTTTAACGTCTATTAATTTAATTAGTTGTTTTGATAATGCTTTCTTTTCCATATAATCCCCCTTATCCAAAATTAACCGCTAAATAAATAATCAAGCCACCTATAATACCTGCTTTCAAGAAAAACATTCCTAGATTGAATATTGCAGACTTGAAAGGGTCATCTTTTGTTGCTAGCTTGTCAACCGCTGCTTCTATTTTAGCAATAGAATTAACAATACTGTCTAGTGTCTTAAATATATGCTCCATTTTTTCATCGGATCGGGCTTGTCCTATACTTAAATTACTTAAAGCTAAATCAAACTTGTCCGCCCTGTTCTCTAGTTTGCTCACGCGCTCCTTGATGCTGTCTTTTTCGCATCGCCTGTTGTCTGTTACCTCACTCATAAAGGCCCCCTTATTTTTGTGACATTCGATGTAATATAATAGCTAGTTGTTCACGTGTAACCGGTTCCGTAGGTGCATATGTTCCGTCTGTGTTTCCTTTAACTAGTCCTTCTCTCGCAGCCCATTCAATCGCTTCTTTTGCTTCTTCGCTTCTTGTTTCGATATCGTTAAACATAGGTGTACTCCTTTCTATTTCGTCAGGTAATCTAAATAATCCGTAACCGCTTCTTTCATCGTGTCCTTTTTCGTATAGGTCAAGTGTATTACGCCACATAAATGCCCTAGCTTGTTCTCTGTTGAACTTTATGCCTGCCCTAGACATATACAACCATAACTGCGCAGATGCGAATGGTGAAGCGCATGACGTGCCATTAAACCAATGAACTTTATTTGTTTCGGGATCAACCATCAAGTAAATATTAGTAAAAGCTACTATCTCTAATATTGAACCCACGCTAGAATAATCAGCTACGTTGTTGTTGTGTTCTTCGAACGCTCCTACTGCCATTACCCAATCTAGGTTGGCTGGATAACGAATTGAACCTCCTGTGTTACCGCTTGATGACAAAATAGGTATGTTCGTTTGTTCAAGTCGGTTGAAGTCTTCTTCTTGAATACTTGTGTATGAACAATTAATAACCGCTATTTCGTTTTCATGTTCGATAATCCAGTCAACTATTTGTGCCTCGTCACCACCGAACCAATTGAAAGAAATTATTCTTGCATCAGGCGCTACCTGTCGGGTAACTCCGCATACTTGCGTGTTATGGCCCGACTTGTCAGATGTGAAATTATCAATAACTATTTCTATGTTATCATGAGGTCGTGGTCTGTGTCCGCTGTCTAATATTACGATTGCACCTACGTCTTTCTTAATCGGCATCTGCTGATACTTTATAACGTTCGCTTTTTCAAATTCAGATATGTTTTCTTTAATCATTTACTCACCGCCTATCGCTTCTATCGTTCTTTCAGCAATCACTATTTCAACTTCTGAACGTATCTGATACTCTGTATTGCCAAACGTTCTTGTTTCCGGAACTTGTTCAATATTCATTTTTTCTGCCATTACAAGTGTTGCATAAGAGCTTACTAATATTTCTTGTATTTTATTCATCTACAGCACCCCCAATTCGTTTAGGTCGTCAATCAATTGTAGTTGTCTTTCTGCCTTCTGAACTTCTTTAGAATCTGGCTTTAATGGATTTAGAATGGTTTCTTCTTGTTCCGCTGCTACGTCTACGATTACATTTGTTATTGCTCCGTCTTGATGCTCGATGATGATGTTGGGAGCATGATTCTTAATTGTTTCTATCATCGACTGATTTTCCGAATTGGTTTCATCAATTAATAGCCATCCATCTTGCCAGCATATATTTGGTCTATGCGACTGCTGTTCATAATTTTTTGTATTAGGGTTTAATATCATTTCAAATTTCTCCTTTACTTAAATGCCCAATAAGTTGTCGTCTTTCCACTGTAATTGTAATAATAAGAAAAACCACCAAGTACATTGAAACCATTCGTCACTACCGAGAGTTCACTCATTGGTGATGCCCCTTGAAAAAATAATGACGTATACCCGTTCCTTCCTGATATTACAACTAAAGATGGCGTGAATCCTAAATTAATTGTCCTATCATTTGTACTATCGCCTATAAAGCTTCCAGTCACATATAGATTATTTTCTGCCAGCGTTTTCAAAGCCTCTTTAACTCGCAATGGCGTCATATACGTTGTGTTGCTTGTTCCTGCTTGTGCCTCTGCTGTTGTTGCTACTCCATAATTCAGAACTGAACCAAGACCTACGTCTGACTTTGTAACGGATACCGCTCCTGTCTTTCCTGCAACACTTGTAACTGCGTTAACTTGGGCGCCTGATTGGATGCCTTCTAATTTAGACCGTTCCGCACTTGTCATTATTTTTTTTGCTGTCGTTTCAGTAATCATATCAAGACTATGGGATGAAGGATGCGTGTAATTGTTTGCCTCCTCGTCTATCCCGCTTAGTTTTGTTCTCTCTGCATATGAAAAAATCTTTCGCAACGTTGTTTCGGTGATCATGTCTAAACTATGTGTTGCTGGATGCTGATAATTTGTTGCACCTTCTTGGATGCCTGCTAGCTTTTGTTTCTCTAGTGTTGTAAAATCGTTAGTGGATAAATCTTTTCCTTCGACTTTATCAACTTTATTCAAATTTAATAAATCAATATTATCTCTTGTTTCTTCATGGGCTTCATAGTTCGCTTTTCTAAACCAATTTTCCCAATATGCTGGCGGTCTATCTCCCGGTATATATCCGTCTATTTTCTTTTGTTCTGGCGGCTCAACCGTTACCCCTTCCCACCTAGGTATTTCTTTAATAAATTCCATTATTTTTTACCTCCTTAAATTGGTAAGTCCGGATCGTTTGACGGTTCATATAATGCACCTAATGTACCGCCTTGTGTCATAGAAACATCTGAATATCCTAGTGATAAATCAGTTTCTAGGGTGTCTACAAATTCAAACGTTCCAAAGAATATTATTTCCTCAACACCTATTCCTGCTGCGACTATCCTTGCTATAATTCTGCCTAGCTGACTTGACGTTAAACCTGTTTCTTGAAGTGCCACAAAAGGTAATTGAATATTTCGTACCGTTTGATAATTAGGCAAAGTACCTTCTTCAATAATGATTTCTGATTTTTCGATATTTAATAGCAAACTCATAATCTCTAGCAAGCTATTGTAATCGCCTGTTGAACGGTCACGAGCTACCTTAGAGCGAATTAAAGCCCTGTATACATCGTCTTCTGCTTGTCCCCTATATTGTAGCACGTTCTCGCCCCATGTGTCTAGTGCGACGCCTTGTGCGTTGTCTAAATCTTCCCATGCCTCGATGGTTTCATAAACCTCTTTGACTTCGCCTAGTTCTTCACTGATAAATGATAAGACTTTCGATACTTTAGACAACACGCTTTTCTCATAGTTTGATGTTAGCCATGCTTTTAAATCATCTAAAATCATACAATCACAACCTTATCTGCACTTGTTTCAGCTACTTGTATTTCACCGATAACAATATCAGTTTTAACAAATGTTACATTGTCCGTTGATAACTCTACATCGACTGCTTCAACACCGTTAATTTTAAATATCTCGGCTATAACCTTTGAATAAACTACACTTTGATTAAGCGTTAAGCCTGCATAAACTTCGCCCTCGCTATCAGTACCACCGATATATTGTGTTAGTACCTTTTTCACTTGTTCGTCACCGTCTGTCGGATAAGCTAAACCTTTTGTAATTGTAGCATTAATATATATGTCAACTTGTTCTGCATAATCAAAATTGATCGTAACTTCTTGTCCGTTGTCCGCTGTCGCAACTGCTGATTCAACACCATAAGTTTTGACGCCATGTGCTTTTTTAGCTAGTATAGATTGTGCTATGTCTGCCGGTTCTCCGTCTAATACTACGCAATTAATGCCGACAACATAATTATTACCTGTTTCCGTTTCTGTAACTTCAACTACTCTAGCACCTCGTACGCTTTCGGTCTGTAATAGTTCCGATGCTATAGCGTCTAAGGTTGAAGCACCGCCACCGCCTAGAGATGCAAAATATCTTGTCCGTAGTTCTGCATCTGTTTCTTGATTACGTCCGCCTGTTGTTTCGCTAGCTGTGAATGATTCGATATTCGCCAACGGATTGACGATATTATCAATCGTTCCGATAGGCAAGTTCCCTTGTATGCCTCCCTCTAATGCTTGTATCGGTATGTCTTCGCCTACAAGGCCTTCTTCTGTTGTTTCAAATATAATATCATCTGCGCTAATTAAAAAGCCTTGTGGTACTATTCCTGTACCTGTAAAGTTAGCTGTTCCTGTTGCTTTCTCTGCCGGTCTTCGTTCAGTTCCCCCGTTCTTCGATGCAACTGTCAAGGGTTCACCCTCTGCATATGACACGAACCGACTATAATATACTTTTTCGGCCAACTGCCATAGTAAAGATATGCTCCAAGCTATTACATTAATCAGCATACCTAAGAATGAATCATTCGATACTTTGATGTCATCGCCAAATGTATTTTTTGCTTTTGTCTGTAACCCTTCTAAAATCTCTGAATATTCTTTCCTTTTGAAGCCTTTTGAATCTAACAATTATATCGCCACCTCTCCGGCTATTTCGCCAAGTGTTGTTGTTGCTTTAAATGTTATATTAGCGGTTCTGTCGGGTTTCAAATCAATGCTGATACTTTCTACCGTTACAATGCGACTGTCGGCTGTTATGGCCTGTCCTATTGCGTCACGTATAGCCTCATTGTCAGGTGCTTTCGTTTGTAAAGGTTCATAGTCCATACCTAAATTAATATCAAGGAAAAACTCGGTCAATCGTGTTGTGATCCTTCGCTCTATCCCTTGTGCTATTTCATCAATGCCATCGACATATACAAAATCACCATTTTCAATTACTAAATCATCATTAACTAACTTTAATGTTTTCATCAATTCACCACCCCTATTATAACGGACGTTTCAAGTCTGTTTTCAGTATATGCAACCACAACAGTTTTTCCATGCTGCGAACTTGAAAGGCTGACTGTTGACTGGCATTTAACGACCAAACCATCATAATCAACCTCTCTTTTATTATAGTCTAAAAGTTTAGCAAAGTAAATCATAATGGCACAACCTCCATTTCAGTCACATCAGCGTGTTTACCTTTAACAACCCTAAAATCACCATTTACATATCTTGATTCTATTCGAACATATGAACCTACATTGATTCTATATTCTAGCAAGCATTGTATTCTATAACCGTCTATATCGTCAATGTTCACACGTTCAGGCCTCCCAATTAGTCCGCTTTCTGCATTTAATACAAAAATAGATTGTTCTGCATAAGTTTTCTTGACTAAGAATCCTTGACCGTTACGAATAAAGAATTTTGATTCTGTATCTGATGCAATTTTTCGTAAACAAGATATTAACGGTTCATCAAAAACTATCTGCGGGTATGTTATGTTCTTTTCTAAATCAATTTTAAAGCTAACCCCTGATAATTTTGATAGGTCTTGTGCTACCTTATCAGCGTTCAAGTTAATATAAGATTTTTTTATAGGTGTATTCCAAACCTCTAGTCCGTCACCGACATACATTTTAAGTTCTCGATCAACATCATAACTAATAACTTCAAAGTCTGCAATCTTACCGGATATTAAAACTCCAATATCTCCGACATAACCGCTGTTTAAAATAACCGGCATTTCTCGTTTAATCTGACTTATTGTGTCGTTGCTTGGGTTCCACAATGATATTTCCGCTACGTTCGGTTCTTCTGAATCTTCAAACTCTACTAAATAGTCAATATCAATGTTATCTGAATCAAATTGTCGTGTCCCAATCGTTAAAATTGTCTTTTTTAAGTATTTAATAGAACTCACCTACCCAAAAAAGCATGACTTGGTCTTCTAGGACGTTGTAGCCTACCCTCTGCGCATTATCGCTTAAATCTATAGGAATAATACCTAGAGGGACATTTAAATGGCTGTAATCGTCGAATAATGGCTTGGCATAAACAACCTTTTCGCCGTTTATAATTTCCTCACCTTCGATGCTTAAATCAACTGTAAAATAATCAAATGCGTAATTGTATTTGACTAAAAAAGTATATAACGTGTCTTTTAATCGAATATCAAATTTATAAGGTAACAAGTCTTTTCTTATTTCAATAGTTTTCATTAGAACGTGCCACCTCCTCCGCCTGTATCAAATGAACCACCGCCACCGCCTTTAGGTTTCCTTATGTTGTACTTTTCGAAAAAGTCAACTAAATTTCCTCGGTCCTCTAAATACTCGGCACCTGTTGAACTTGGCTTCGGTACTTGTTGGCCTGCGCTTTTAGGTTTAGCCGGAGTGGGTGCTTTTACTCCTGTTGTTGTCGATACTGCACTTGTCGGTGCTATGAAAGGCAATTCAATAGAAGTCACATTCCGGATTTGCTTTAAGCTACAAGAAAATGTAAATGCGCCCTTAACTTGATAGCCATGGTTAGAATCTATATTTTGTACAATGACATTATCAAATATGTTACGCCCTGAATATCTAACAGGCGTTCCTTTTGATACATATTCCCTAAGCTTCTTTAAAGCCTCATATGCTCCATCGACTACGACACCTGACACATTAATTATATTAGGGTTCTTAATTATGTTATCTGTGATTATACCGCCCTCAACGGGGCGATCTGTTGATTCGCTTGATACGCTTGCGGTTTCGCTTGTTATTGTTACAACAACTTCACCTATTTTCATCTTAGACCGCCTCCGTTCTTAGTCGGTTTCGTCTGTTGTACTGTGCCATGAGTTTTTCCCACTCTGATTTTAATACTCTAACGGTTTCTTTCGTGTCCCCACCGTTAACCGTTATATTTAAGTTAGGTGAGAATGTACTCGAATTGCTTGTTGCTCCTACCAAAGGCCTTGTGATTATGTCGCTTGTTCCTTGAACCGTTTTCTCAAGTTGGTCTTCACCTTTAACCATTCCTTTATCTAAGCCTTTAATGTTATTAATACCTATATCTGTCATTACTTTAGATGGTGAGTTAATCTTGAAGATATCCTTGAACTTGTCAACAACTGCACTACCTATATTGCTTGCTATCTCTTTAACCTTTTTAAACATCTTTGTCATACCGTCTATAAGGCCTTGGATAATGTTTTTACCTGCATCGAACAAGTTTACACCAAACAAAAATTCTGAAACTGCGTTCATGGCGTTTAAAGTAATCGACAATGGATTAAACATCATAAAAGCATTAATCGCACTCATAACAACCTTTGTAGCTACTTCTGCCAAGCTAAATTGACCAAAGAAATCAACAACCGCGTTTAAGGCACGTTTTACAATCGCTAATGGGTGCCATTTCTCTATAAAGTTGAGAACTGCTGTAAATGCGTTCTTTGCTCCTTCAAGAATACCGCCACCAAATTCTTTGATTTGATCGCCCCATCGTTTCCAAATATAGATTGCTGCTCCGATTGCTACACCTATTGCAATAATCGGGGCCATGACTGCCAATATTGGTGCTGCTAACGCCCACGTTGCTACTACTTGCGCCCATGTTGCGACTGTCCAAGCTATAAAGGCCGGAATTAATGCTGCTCCGATTGCTACACCTACCGATATTAAAACGGGTGTTAATACGTCCATGTTTTCAGTTACCCAACCGGCTACCTTTTGTATCTTGTCAAATCCTGTAGTCATAACGTCAACTGCTGTCAAAAAGTAAGGCGTCGCTACTTCTACACCGTTCTTAATAGAGTTAAATACGTTTTCAATAACCGTTTTGATTTGAGGCATATTGTCGTTTATCTTGCTAATGAATTCTGTAGCTACCGGCAAGAACTGTACACCTAATTCAGCGGTCATATCACTAACACCGGATTTTAATGCTTTCATCTGATTAGCAAATGATCCGCTTGTTCGCTCGGCATCGCCTAATGCGTCTGATGATTGATCAACAATAGCCTGATAGCGTACTTGCATTTTCTCGGCTTCGGAAAGTTCTTTCCATTCCGCTGTTATTCCTAGCGTCTGTTGCGCTCTTGCTAGGGTGTTCTCATTTAATACTGCGCCTAGTGCTTTAGCGTTCTCATGCTCGCCCATTATAGCCTTATTCAAGCTATTGACTGCATCGGCATCTTGTAGGTTGTTGAATGAAGCAAGGTCAATACCTAATTCTGTTATCTGTTTTGATAACTCTGCCCCTTCTTCTCGTGTTGCGCCCATACCGACTAGCATATTCTGTGATTCGGCTAAATAACCTTGTATCTCGTACTTGCTTCGGCCTATGGCTTTAGCTTGTTCATCGGCCCATGTTCTAACGGTTCCGCTCATGCCCGCAAATACTGTATCAAACTTGCTAGACATTTCTTCTACATCTGACGCTGCCAATATTGACTTTGTTGTTATTGCTCCAATACCTGCTGCGGCCGCTGTCCCTGCCACAAGACCAAATTGCCCCATCTTTTTAGCCAACCCACCGATACTTGACGCAAAGGCCTTGGAACCGTCTGTTAAATTGTTTTTAAAGGACCGACCCATCTTCTCGGCATTGGTTTTTAGTTCATCAACTGCTTTGTCTACACGCTGTACCGCCTTAGTTTCGCCTTTAAAGTTAATATCGAATATTAATTCACGTAAAGCCATCTATTTCACTCCCTTCTTTTGGGATTTGTTAATCTGATCAATATATAAATCTAAGCCTGCGTTGGCTTCTTCTATTTCGCTTGGTGTCATCTTACACACGTCCGAATAAGGTATTTTACCATCAAAGACCAAACGCCATATAGACCAATTACTTTTTGCTACTTCCTTCCAATTTCTTTTGCTTGGTTGTAAGAAACTTGTTGACTTCTGTCATCAACCTCTCGATCGTGTCAACATCGGTACTATCAAAATCATCAAAGGATAATCTAGGTTCAACAATTACGTGTTCAAACATATAATCGTATATTGCTAATGTATCGCTGTTGCCTTGCTCGTCTTTTTGACTCATGCACTTGTAATAATCACGCGCGCTTAATCCTTGTAACTTATATTTAACGCCTTCTACTTCAATTTGTTTGATATCCATTATTTTCTACCTCTTTCCTGTGCTTGTCTAATATACTCTTGTTTCTCTGCGGGCGTCATCTTCGCTACTCGTCTTGCGCTAGTTGTCATCTTACCGAAAAAGAACCCGAATACTGCACCTATAACGATACCTACCGGACCCCAAAAGATAAACCCTAGCATCATAAAGCCGATTATACTAATCACATACCACATATATAGTCCTCCTTATTCAAGAAAAGGGGCATTTAAGCCCCCTTGTTGTTATTTAATCTCTAAGTCACCGACGTAAATCTCAAACTCTACATCTGTAACCTCTTTTCCCTTTTCCGGGAAGATTGGATTTCTTACAAATGCTTGAGTACCTGCACAGTTAACGCCATTCTCATTCTGGTCTATTGCTGTAAATCCAAATACTTTTTTACCACTTGCCAAGCTGTTTAGATATTTAACGCTAGGGCTTGTGCTGTTAAGTGATACTGTTACTACTCCTGCGTTATTGGCGTTATCAGAAAAAACAACCTCTCCATCTACTGCCACATAAGGTAGCTTTCTATCTTCTTCCATTTCAGCTGATATGACTGAACCTGTTGAGAATCCTGTTAGATATACGCCATCTACTACTACTGTTACTTTTTTAACGTCATACATAGTCTATTTCCTCCTTTATTCTAAGGTCAAGAAGCCATAGAAAGGCCCCTGCTCAATCGCTCCTGCAAGTACTGCTGTCCATCTCACATAACCATATGTACGATTAGCCTTGTCAGCTGTTGGAACGTCTGCAACCGGTAATATAGTGACTTCGAATTGCGGTTCACCTGCATCATTAATTGCCACAATGGATTGTCTTGCTGCTAGCTTCAATCTCTTATTAGCTACGTCTGCCAAAAGTGCCACACCTGCGTTAGTATACGGAATCTTAGGTGTAGTTAATGCTAATTGTGCTAGGTCTTCTTCCATCCGGATTTTAATCCACAACTTACCTAAAATTACATCAATGTACTCTCCGCCAATCATTTTCGAGTTAGCTGTTTGAGCAACTCCCATTTTTTCAACATAGATCATAACATTGTTATCAACTAGTGTATTGTACTCTGTAGCTGTAAGGTCCGATGCGCTGATACCTGTTAATGTTTTAAACTTTGCTGTTGCTGAACCAATCTCGATACCGACCATATAAGCTAATAGTGCCTCTGCTAAGTAATCGGTGTCATGATAAGCTACAATCGTTTGATTTGATGTGCCTGTGATTGCTTTGTTTTGACTAGTAACCGCATAAACTCGGTCTTGTGTATCAATCCATGCTTCGATTGTTTCGATAGCTGCGTCTGAATTATCGGTACACGTTACACCAAAGAAACCGTTTTGACTTACTGCGTTTAATTCTGTAATGATGTCCGCTTCTGTAACGGATACCGTTCCCGTAATTGCTACTTGTTGCGCACCTTGTCCGAATATTGCTTGAGCGATTAAATACGCGTTATCAGTGACAAGAAAGTCTTCTGCTACTGATGCAATATCATTGTATAATGTGTAAGGGTGTTCTGTTTCATGGTCTACAATCAATATAGTTCCAAAACCCTTTTGTGCTACTGCTGTTGTCAGCGTTGTAATGTTTACTACAAAATCTTTAGGATACATATGCTATTCCTCCTTGATTGAATAATCTTCTATTGTTGCATCTGTTCTAGTTACTGTGTCTTTAGTTTTAACGGTAATATCAAAACCCCATCTATACTCGTACTCGTCAACCTCTAGCATAGAACGCTCTGAAAGGCTTGTCACGTCAGCAATAACGTATTCCTTGTCAAAAACTATGTGTCTGAAATAATCGACCGACATTTTAGCCTTTAAATACGCTTCTTGTTCTGTGTCTGAATACGCTGTGAATGAAAAGGTATGATTTACCGGTGTCTCTAACTTTGATTCGATGTCAAACTCAAATGTTGTACTGTCAACCAACTTATCGCTTAAATTTCCTTGTGATAGGGCTATATTACTTGTTATCATCGTGTAGCCTACGAACGGATAAGGCGGTTTGTTTTGGGCTTGGGGCGATTGTATCACCGGAATATTTAAGTAGCTGTATAGGTCAAATATAAGGTCATTCTTAAACATTCACATCACCCCTTTTTAATATATAAGCGTTTAGTCCTTCGTCAAAGTCTGTATAGTCTGCTCGCGTCATTACTGTGTATATTATGTCCTTATGCTTGACTTTGCTGTTAATATCAAGGCTAGCATATGCGTATAATTGCTTGTCTTCAATGGTGTAGTCGTGATTATCTTTTACCACGTCCTCGCCTAGAGGAACCACCGCACCATCGAACTCTATCCAATCAACTGAACCTTCAACCCATATACCGCCTTGCGTATAATCATAATGTCCGTCTGTTACTGTTTTATATAAAGGCTTTATCTTACCGTACTTCTTGACTAGCCTTTTAAAGTTATACATCTACTCCACCACCTTGTAGGATACGCTATCTAGTAGCTGTCCTGTGTCTATAAGCGGATTGCTCGAACCCTTTTGTTCTATTGTACTTTCAGCGTTAGGCGGTGTCCTTAAATCGACCATGTAGCGTTGTATCTTACCAACAACATACTCGCCTATTGTGTTCATGCAAGCGTCAAAGGTTATCTTACCGTCAATGTATCGAATGATTAAGTTTTCCGAAAAGTCACCAATATCTTTACCGTACTTGTCAATCGCTCCACGAATGAATGAACGTTCCGGAATGTTTCTTGTCGGCGATCCAAATTCATTGACGTTGGCCCTTAGCAATATTTCGCTATCGGCATCACCCAAAATACCTACTGACAACTTAGCATTATCTATTCTGTCGATTCTATCAAGCAATTCATCAACGTTTGATATATCTTTTACCGTCATATCATCTTCACCCTCTTATAAGGTGATAGAATTTTCTGAATATTTAGGTATGTTTCGCCAAATGACTGACTAAGACCGCCTAATGATTCGCTTGTGACACCTGCTCTCTCTAATGTTTCAATAAGAATGTCAAGTACAACAGAAAAGTCCTCTGTATCTGTTAACGTGTCATTATTACAATATTTTTTAGCCCATATTAAAACATATTCTCGATTCATTACGTCAAATCACTTCCTTCAACTGCTCGAATAGTTCAGCCTTTCGCTTCATGATGTCATATTCAACGCCTTTTTCATCTAACAAAGCCATGATTTCTTTTTTCGTATAATCATCAATGCTTATTTCGGGTTTTCTAGGCACTCGCCTATATCGTCTTAACATTTATAACCCTCCTTACTAAAAAGAGGTAGGGAAAGCCCCACCCCTTGAATTGTTTGTTTATTAAACTACTGTAATTGTAATCTTCACACATTTGGATTCGTCATATAAGTACGCTCCATAATGTTCATCTGCTGTGATTACTGTAGTTTTCGCTAAGATGTCACGATCTGATTCTACTTCAACATCACGCTTCATGTAGATTGCTAAAGCCCCGCTGTTCGCATCATCATATTGATCAGTTGATTCTTGACCAAGCTTAATGATATAACCTGTGCCTTGTTCTAGCTTGTTTGACCGTACTACTTGTGCATTTAATACTGCACCGTACGTTCCACGAACGATAATGTCATCTCCAAGGTCTGATGCACGTTCCCACGCTCCGCCAACTGCTTTTCTAAGGATTGAAGCATCAAGAGGGTTCATAACTAGAACCATTCTGTTATCATCTTCATCACCGAATAAATCAATAGCGTCTGATACTGCGTCAAGTGTCCATGCTGCGGGAGTTGCTTCTAAAGTAGTTGTTGCCATAGCTGCAACACAATCATCATCAATCTTATCAGCAATCGCTAATAGTAATTGATTTCCGGCTTCTCCTAGAGGATTGCCAAGTCCTGAAAGAATTGCTTCATCAGTAACCTCGACACCTTTTCCGGCTTTTTTAATTGTAAAATCTTCTGTAGTTGTTTCAAGCAAAGTAGGAACGATCGCAACGCCTTCCGCTATATCGATAGCTGGACCTACATAATTGTACTTAGGCACTGTCAAGGTTGAACCCGGACGTCCTACTAAAGTTGTGTCAATTCTTGCTAAAGGTGCAAATCGTAATTTATCAGGTAACTTTGCGCTAATCATATCCGCCATAACTTGCGGGTCTACCATGTTTGTTAATTCACTTACTGCCATATTCTTATCCTCCTATTAATTCGTTGTATAGTTCGGGGTTAGTTTTCTTTAGTTCAAGGCGTCTAGTGTAGCCCATGCGATTAAATTCTTCTTTGGTTACTCCACCCTTAGAGCCTCCTCCGCTTTTAGGTGTTTTACCTTTTAATCTCTCGCTTACTGCTTCTTCAATAGCCTTGTTCCAATTTTCTTCTAGCTTATTAATATTATCAAGTGTTTGCTGATTGTCATCTGCTAAAACCAAATGTGCAAAATCTGTAGGTAATTTCTTTTCACTAAGAATTTTAGTTGCTTCAAGTTCTAACTTTTCACGATAGAATTGTTTTCTCTCTTTCTCAAACTCGGCAAGTTCTTTTTGTCGTTCTTTTTCAGCACGTTCCTTTTCACTTAGCTTCGCTAGTTCCTCGGCCTCTGTCTTAGCCTTTTTAATCCGTTCTGTGGCTTCTTCTTCCCACTTTTGCTTGGCTGTCTCCAAAGCTTTTGTAACACGTCTGTCTGCCTCGGCTTGTAGCTTAGCGTCTAATTCTTCTTGTGTAAGTTCTAACTTCTCAACGGTTGGTTTTTCTTCCTCTGCGAAATGTTGCAAATTCATTTTTAACATAATTTATTTCCTCCTTAGCCCTGCAAGTTCTAGCCTCACAGTTCATCTGTCTTAATTTTATCATAATTGTTTTAAATAATCAATGTTTTCTGAATATTATGCCAATTCATAGCTTTCAAAGCAGCGACAATTACAATCTTCCTTGGCAATACCTGTTAAATGAGGGCCTACAACCTTTTCTCCGGTAGGTAATGTATACATTCCATCATAAGGCACTGTTTGACCGTCCATCTTCACATGAGAATCTCTTACTCGTTCATCTTCTACGCTGTTCCAAGTTTTTGTTAAGTCAATTCCTTGGCTTTTTGCTACGTCAATAACTTCCTTTTTTGCTGATGCGGTTACCCTTTGTGATTCTGTCCTGACAATTGTTGTTGATTTCGACACGTCACCTTTTAAGCCTTTAGGCGTTATCTCGATAATCTTTTTGTTTAGTTCTTTAGCCATTGTTGAATAACTATCACCCCTTTGCAAGCCTTGTTTGATAACTGCTTGAACATCATATATTAAGTCGCTCCTATGCTTCGATACTCTGTCGGCCCATTTAAGGCCGGCCATTTCTTCGTTGATAGTTTTAGTCACATTCACGGGCTTTACAATCGCCCTCAGCGTCTTTTTTGATTCACCCTCTATGATAGCCTTAGTTCCTGCATAAGCTCCTATATAGCTATCTCTAAGCGTTGTATTAATCAATGAACGGTTCGTTACGTACAGTTTGTTTATTTCTTCTTGCATCTTCTTGTCAAGTTTATTGATTCGGTCATACTTTTGCAGGTCAACCAAGGTAGGCTCTCCGTACTTTTCGTATATCTCGGCAATCTCTGCCTTAATAGCTTTAAGCGTCTTCTGATATTCTCGTATAACATTTCGTTCTGCTGTCGCTATGATTTTATCAAGATTATCTTCTAGTAACTCAAATTCCTTCTTCATCTGCGGTCACCTCAATCGGCATATAAGCAACATCATTTTCACGCTCTTTTTCTACCTGTTCAAGTTCCTTCTGTGCGTCCTCGATATAAGGTAGGATAGTATAAGCGGTTTGATCGGATACAAGGCCTTTTAATATAGCGAATATCTCAACTGCTGTCTTTTCATCAACCGGCTTGTTACGTGAAAACTGAACTTCAACTTGCTTGTAATCATACACAATATTCTTTTTAGCTAAGAAGTTACATATCAACTCTAATCGTCTTAGTAGGCCTGTCTTAAACTTCCGTTCCTTGTTCGCTATGATTTGGTCTAGTGCGAATAGTTTATAACTCATAGCTACCCCTGATGCGTTACTAGCGAATGATTCATCGGATATATCAGGAATAAATGACATCTTGTGTATGTCTGAATTGATGCGCTCTTTGTTGTGTTCTGATTCGGCATCGTTGCTAGGCTTTACTAAGAAATACGCTTGCCCTGCTTCATCAAGTAATAACACCCTGTTCTGCTTCATCTCTACAATGTCATCTTCTTGTGTTCCGCTCATACCTACAAGTGCTAAATAACTGTCGCTAAAGTATTCCGCATCGTTCTGTGTGTTCGACATCGCTAGATTATAGGCATCGTTCATCGTGATTATGCTTTCAAAATCGCCCTTGCGGTCTTTATTATTAATAAACTCAACTATCGGCACATCATCAAAGAAATGGTCTTGTACATCGGTCTGCATTATACCTGCTGTTGATTTTTCAAGGTAGTATATATTGTCCTTGTCGTAGACTTCGATTTTAGTTACTGTTGTATTATCAACAATGTCTGTCACATCATATTGACGTACTGCGAACATCGGCTCAGGTGTTATCTTCGTATCATAAGCAATAATAGCCTCTAAGGGACTAACTTCGTTATATCTGATATCACCGTTTTCATCAGCGAATATGATTTCGTAACCGTTACCGTATATTGATAATAAATTTGCTAATTCGCTATTTTCGTCTTGTTCATCATTGTACTTGTGTATGTCCTGGAATGTTTCGTTCATTCTATCATCTTCGTATTTGTAGCTTACCGGCTTGCCTATGAAGTACCCTTGCATTATGTCGCTGATATACTTGCAATAATTAACGACAACCCTGTTGTTTGGTTTCTCTGCAGGCAAATTTCGGGATAAAATATCATGCTCTCCGTCATAGTACCTTTTAAGTTTATTCATGTTTGATTTCATAGCATCGTGATACGTAAGGACCGCTTTCAATAAGTTCTTATCAACAACCCCATCTGTTGCAATCTGTTGTTCTACCTGTAACATAACTATCCTCCTAAATTCCTAATAGATTTTTGTCAAGCGACTTTACTTTGTTGTTCTTGCTAATCGCTTCACGTATAAGACTTGCTAAACTGTCCGGCGCATCGTCATGCTCTGCATTTTCCGTATAGTCTAGTATCTGTGATATATATTCCTTGTCTGTTTCCTTGATGAAAACAATTCTACTCCAATTACTCTTTAAGTATGTCGATATCTTGATGTACTTGTTCATCTTCTCATGATAAGGCTTCTTAGGTGCTGATATCTTTTTGTTTAAATAACCTTTATCCGCGTTTGTTTCATTGTAGAAAGTACCAGCCATGTAATGCTTGCGCTTTTCCTCAAACCCTGCAAGGCAATCATCAACGTGCTTTTGTTTTAATTCACCATACACATATATCGTCCCGTCAGGCTGTTCTTTTAATATGGTAAAGGCTGTTCCATCACTACCGCCATAAGAACCGTCTACATGGCATACACCGTTGTATATTAAGTGCGTATTTGTTCCATCATCAACTCGGCTATCCCTAAACATTGCATCACTGTCAGCTATATGCTTCAATTCGTAGTTAGCAGCGAACAAAGAAGCGGTCATGCTATCTCTTATGCCTTGAAGCGTCTTATCGTCAATCAATCCAGTTGAATAGCAATCATATGTTTGTATGTTTGGCATCAGCTTAAATGCGTCTTCCTTATGCCATGGTGTACCAGTATTTATGATTCTGCCACCTCTGTTTTTAATGTTTTGTAATTCCTGATAGACCATCTTTGTTCGTTCTCGATGCGCTTTACTAATCCGGTCATCTACGTTTATTATATCATCAGTGATAATTAAATCGCCATGCTTGCCGGTCATACTAGATTTTGAACCAATACCGATCAGCTGTGGACTACCTTTTGTTGATTGCTTTAAGTTAGTGTCTATCTCATATGCTGATTCTTTAGTTAACGTGCAAGGCATCCCCCATAAAGCCATTGACAACTCTTGGAATGATTCTGTTTTTAATAGTTTAGCAACTTGTACAACTATCTCTTTAACATCATCATCGGATTTACGAATAAATATAATATTCAAAGTAGGCTTTACAACTATAATTAATGCGATTGCTATTGACAAACAAGTCGTCTTATAACTCCCTCTGTGTGCCTGTAGTGTTACGTCATTCCTACTCAACAAGAACAACTTTAACCACTCGTTGTGTATATCCTGTAGTAATGTGAATCCATTTTCAATGCCAAACACTACCGGTCTATTTTTAACTAGTTCAAGATACTGTTGTGTTACCTTATCAAGTTTCATCTTCATCACTCAAATACTTATCAATCAAAGTTGTTTTTGTGTTTAGATCAACACTTCCGCTATGTTCAATGTCTTGCTTGTCTCTCCAATATCTAGGTTGTCTGTTTTTCAACCATGCCATCGCTGCGCCTGTATCAGGTGCTATTTTTTCTATTACCGGAATAACAACGGGTTCACCTTGATATTGAAATACTTTTATGATTTCTTGTTCATATCCTGTTGCTCTTTTGTGTAAAGATTGTGCCACATCCATATCTGCAATCTCTTTTCCCCTTTTAATGGACTCTAAAAAGCTTTTGTGCTTTATCTTCCAATTATTAACAGTGGCCTCGCATATATCAAAAAAATTAGCTATATCTGCATCTGTAGCGCCTAGCAAACAAAGTTTATATACCTGTTCATCATATTCTTTTTTGTATAAGGTAGGTCTACCGTCCAAATCTTTTGTATTTCCTTTAGCCATATTAATCACCTACTTTCTATCATTCAATTAAATCAATAAAATATTTTTTTAGTTCCTCTTTATCTTCGTCAATAGGATAAACAAAAGTACCACACGTGTCTTTCGTCAAGCCTACTGCACACTCAACGTATTCTCCATATCTCTTGACATTAGTCGCTGCGTCATCAAATACAGTACCAGCTTTTATTGTAATATCCTTTATTAAGACTTTTTTCATATTATCCCTCTTTCCATAACTTATCTATACCATCAACTGCTTTTGCCATTTTAGGTAATTGAAACGCTAACCAATCAACTAACTTTTCATCTTCACAATAATTCATTAACCCTGCTTCGTGAAAGAAAGCGTGTATTATCTCATGCCTTACTACTTTGTTATTATATTGTTCTATATTGTCATACATTCTATCATCTGTTTCTAATAGTTCTTTATTTATTATTAATTGCTTAGTGTAAAGTTCAGCTAAACCGTTAGCATCTAATAACTCTAACTTGGGATATTCTTCTTTACTTTTAAGCAATACTTCGTAATCTTGGCCTAATATATTTATTACCATTCTCCACCCACCTTATATCTTGCTATTGATTCAAACACATTATTGATACTGCATTTCTCTAAGTCATGCTTTTTATTACCTGTTGAATATTTCTCAAAGTATTTAATATACATATCATATAATTCTTTATCGTCATAATCAAATATAATATCATTTAACTTGTAATCTATAATCTTTCTATGAGCATAGCCAAAATAATCTTCAAATGCTTTAACAAAAAGAGAAGCTTGACTGTCACTAGTCAAGTTAATATTATTATTAGTACTTTTATTATTAGTTAAGTTATTATTAGTAGTGTTGGATTTACCGTTTTCGGGTTTACCGTTGTTGGATAATCCGTTTTTGGTTGAAACCTCGTATACTAAGTATTCATAGCCATTAAAACTTCCATCTTCGTTTCTTATTCTTTGACGTTCCATGTATCCTAATTTAATCAATTCTTTTATTCCTGAACGTGTACTATCTCTACCGTCAGTTGAATGTTTCATAATTTCAGTTTCATATATTTTCCAATCATCAGGCAAACTCAAAAGATATGTCAATAGTCCTTTAGATTTCCATGATAATCTTTCATCTTGCAAAAAACCTTTATTAACCATTATATATGGATTTTCATTATCCTTTACAATACGATAAATAGTTTTACTCATATATACACCGTCCTTTTGTATTCGTCCTATTAATAAATAAAGCGGAAAGCACTAGGACGTTGTGCTGTTCAGGCGCTACCCTATCCGCTTCTTCTCCCTTTAATTATACACCATTTTGCAATTAATTACAACAAAAACCCCTATTTCTAGGGGCTTTGCCGGAGTTTAAACACAAATTTTAAAGGGAAAAGGTATAATATTTGCTGATTTAAGTATACTCTTATTGAATTATTTTGTCAAACTATTACTTTTTAATACTATAGCTTATATCTCTGCTTAACGTCGGGATTTGCTCATGATATACAAGATTTTTGGTTAAATCAAGTCTGCAATCTCGGCAATACCTAGCGTGTTTATCTACCTTAGTGTTGCATTGTTCACATTTGTACTCTAGTACATTAACTATCTTTTTCATAACTTACCACCTTTCTTCAACATATTATAGCAATCTCGATAGGTCATATTCTCGCACATCTTTTCACTCATACACAACCGGCAATCTTCGTATCTTATCGCTCTAATATCGTCAATCTCTTTCTTGTTCAGCTTCACGTGCTAACATCTCCTTTACGTCAATGATTGCATAAGCGTCTTCAATTCCGTCTATTTCATCATGTAGGTCGTAATATACACGCATTTGCATTTCCATTGAACCGCTTCTTGTTACTCCTGTTTGTCTTTCTGATTTATATAATGCAATATATCTCTTGTCATATTTGATAGCGTTTCTTATCGCTTCATCTGCAAGTGTATCAAAATGAAGTTGCATTTCTTTAGCTTTGTCTTGCATATATTCATAAGGAATACATTCTACACCGTCAACTACAACTTTAATATCTTTTGGCTTATAACTTTTTTTCATTTCTTCACTTCCTTTTATGGATATCTGCACCATCGTATTTTATACAGCAATAAATGATTAAAAATATGGCTTTTATTTTTGAGTTTGTTTGATATGAACCATGCTCTGCTAATTCATAAGGGTAATTAAAATATTCAATTCTGTATTTACTTCCCATTTGTTCTCCTTTCTATTAATTCAAGTATGCAATAATTCGCAAGATCAATTAATGTGTCATCAATAGATTCATCTTTAACCTGCTGTTCATTACCGTTCATAAGCGTTTTAAGCCTTGAATACTTGTCATATATCCTAACTAGAATTGCATCTGGTATTTCATTTCTAAGCCTTGCAAATGAATCGCCATAATCAGCGTTCTTGCGTTCGTAAAGGTCTGTTAATTCTTTGCATATATCCATGTGCGTTTTAACTTTTATTTTTTCCTTTTGTTTATCTGTTTCTTGGTTATGATATACACTAGAATTTTCAAGATAATATTGCTCAATAAAATCTTCTACAATAATTGAATTTATTTTAGAACCATGTGCCAAAAATCCTACATCCGAGGCGCAAGTTATTCCTTTATAGGATTCTCTGCCTCTATATCCATCAGTAGTCCACATCAAGCCTTCTTCCATTAATATTTCGTGCAATTCTTTTGTATATCTATCAATGCAAAACTCTTGATTTTTAAATCTTCTTATTATATCACTCATCTTCACCCTTCTTCCTGCCATAACTGCATCTGTGGCTACTGCAATATAAACACTTGTTTGATTGAAACAATTCGCTCCCGCACTTGGGGCATTTTTCTCCGGTCCATTTATCATCGTTTAGTAATAATCCGTTTCTGTTCATTCATCTTCTCCTATCATCAAATATGCTTTAATTAATATCAATACTGCAAGCACTCCAATAAAACACATTAAATAAGCAATATTATTTTCAATGTTTACTATAATAATTCCAAACATTCCTGTTAAACACCCTAGAATATATAAAAAAGATTCTTTCTTGCTTTTTGAAATTTTAACTGCTGTCAGTCCACCGGTTATAACAATTATTAAGGCTAATATTAAATCCATAACCATACTCCTTACTTAATTACTCATTTCGTATTCTGTAACATTTTATTGCCCCTTTTGCTTTCTTGCAAAAACTATAGCAACCGCCAGGAAACTCATCAGATGAGCCATTAATCCCAGAAGGGTAAAATCTCACGTAACAAATTTCAACGTCTTCAAGGTTTTTCCCTTCGCATTCAAACTCCACTTCCATTGTGGCCAGAAAGTCATTTTCATCTTTAAATAAATCACATCTTCCGACAAAATCAGTTGTATAACAACCATCTGTAAAAACATCGTATTCAAATATCATTTTGATTCACTCTCCTTATCTACTTTAAACGGACATTCTCCATGATTTTTAATAGGTGCTATCTGACATTTTAACAATGCTTTTCTTGTCTTGCAATCTTCGACTTCTTCGCCTGTTGATTCGCATAAAGAACAACTCGCCAATGCTGATTCGCCTAACCCTAACAATTCTTCATCTGTCAAGGCGTTTAGTTTGTTTAATTCGATTTCTTTTTCTAGTTGCTTTCGGTAATCGTCTTTAGTGAACACTCCAAACATTACATTTCTTGAACGCTTATATATAACTTTAGCTTCTGTTATATCAACCGGATCAAGCATATCTTTTAATGCCTTTTGCCCGTATGTTTTCATGTATTTTAACGCCTTGCGTTCTAGTCCGTCAATGTGGTTGTCTTTTAAACGCTCAACCGCTGCCTCGCTAACACCTGCGAAAAAGAAAGCAAGCTGTTGTTCTTGATTGTTCAAGTATTTCTTGCTCATACTTCTTCTCTCCTTTTTCGTTTTAGCTGAATATAGTCATTTAAGCCAATTCGTTTTAGCTGTTCTTCTTCCCATTGATTTACACGCTCTAAATATTCCTCAACATCTTCAACCTTATTGCAATTATTAACATCATACCTTTTATCCATGCTTATGCCTCCATATTTGCCCCGTAGTAGCATTTTTCTTGTCTGTTCCAACAAACACACACGTAATCTTTTAAATGTCTTAAATTTGCGCTTAAACTGCTTTCACTAATTATCTTATTTGCTACAATCAAACACATATCATCTTTGCTTATTGTTAATCCTTTAGAAAATATGTATTCAATCTCTTTAGCAATTAACTTATAGTCTTTGCTTATCATAGCCATTGCATAACCTCACTTTAGCACGTTAATGCTAAAAAGGAATGTCGTCATCGTCGAAGTCATCATCAACACTAACAAAATCATTATTCTTTTTATTTGCTTGTGTTTGGGTTGGTTTTGAGTTATTAGAATCTCCTTTACTTTCAGCAAAATTCTGTTCCTCGATAATCACATCTGTAGTATAACGACGTACTCCGTCTTTCTCATAACTACCTGTTTGTAAATGCCCTACAATCGCTATTTGCATACCTTTATGAAACCACTTCTCTGCAAACTCTCCATTTTTACCAAACGCTACACAATTAATAAAATCGGCATCCGGTTCTCCGTCACGCTTAAATCGTCTGTTAATCGCTAATGTATATCTTGCTATTGCAAGTGGCTCTGATGCTTGGCTGTATCTTACTTCCGGTTCTTTAGTTAATCTTCCCATTCCGATAAATTTATTCATTTGTTTCCTCCGTTTTCTTTTTTTAATATTTCCATTAATTGTAATCTGATATAAGAACCTGTTGCCAAGCCTTTACGTTCCGCTGTTTGCTTCAACTGCTCCTTTAATTCTTTGTCAGCTAAAAATATAATTCTTTCCATTGCTACACCTCCTTTAAGTGATAATACTATTATACTTTAAGTGTAACTCAATGTCAATCTATTTCTTGAACTTCTATGATTATTTTATCTTTTTCGAACTCATGAAAGACTTGACATAATCCGACCACATACTTGCGTGAATCTTCTTCGATTAAATAGCCTTTCATACCGTCTATGATTAACTTGGATAAATATCCATGATTATCTATATCTAACCTTGTATTATATCTGATCGTAATAATAACCGGACGTTTAAATATCTTTTTTGGCAACTGCTTTTTCATGTTAATCTGCACTAGCTGATGCCAATAATCGGCTTTTTTCTTGCGTATGGCCCAATGACTGCCTGCATATAGCTTATTTAGTCCTTCTTTACCTGTTACCTTGTAGTTTATTTCAAATTTTACCATTGACGTTCTCCCTTCGTTATATAATCATTGTAATGCTCTATTTTAGCCTTGCATTTAGGACACCTCTTCAAGTTGAACATCGTTTCACGCCCACATACAGGGCATTTATTAACGTCTTTCTTATCCTCGACTTGCCAATCAATTACTTTTCGCATTAATTAACCTCCATTCACAATTAGCTTTTGAATATGGTTTGTTTTTATCTAGTTTAACGAGAGTATAACTATAGTCTATAGGATCCTTCATGTCATTATAAAAAGATTTATAATTATCCCATTCACTTTGCTTATTTTTAATGTTTTTCCAAGTAACATATGATTTACTTTTTGTTTTCCCATGAGTTTTACTTGCGCAACTTCTACATTGCTTTGTATTACCGCTGGATAAGTTATTAGATGTAACATTTACTATTGATCCACAACTACATTGACACTGCCATACTATAGATCCGCTTTTTGAGCGTTTATTTGTTTCTTTAATTACTTTTAAACTTCCAAATATTTTATTTATAAGATCAATTTTTACAGGCACTTAATTACCCCCTTTAATATTTTTTAAAATATCTTTTAAATGTTTGTAATAATTTTCATATTGCTTATACTCTATTTTTATTGTTTTAGGATAAAATGAATCCATTCGGTTAAAGTTATATAATCCGTTTATGTTAAATTGAATATTATATCCTAGTTTAATCATTTTTTTTATTTCTTCTTTTTCTACTCCAATATATGGCATTAATATATTATGACCACAACAGCAACCCGTTGTTTTAATTCCAAGTGACCAAAGATATCTTATTTCACTCTCTAAGCATTTATCAATTAAAATTTCTTTATTTAATAATGTAGAATAAACGCTTACTTGGTTTTTATAATTTTGTGGTTCTACTTTTTCACTACAATCACACATTTAATCTCTCCCTTATTTCTTTAGCCATATAGCTAATTTTATATTGAATTTGCTTGTTATCTTTATCTCTTGATGATTGTAGTATTTTATTAATCAGGTCATTATATTCATTTATGTCTATTCCAATCCACCACATCATAACGTCGTGACCGTCTTTCCATTCTGTTGGCATACCTTCGTTTATTCTGTTTTCATTCATCCGATCAAAAGCATTTTTGTATTGGTAAAATACATATGGGAAATTAATGAAATCATATATAATCTTTTTACCTTGAAGCGGACAACCTAAGCAACCTAAACGCGTGTATCCTTCATCATACAACTTACAATAAGGAACATTATAGTCTTTAATAAACTTCCAAACTTCTTCATCTGTCCATTCAATAATTGGATTAACTATATGTTTACCTTTATATGTGCATGATTCAATCATTTTTCTTTTTTCGTCATTATCATTTAACAAACTAAATTTACTACGTTCTTGCTTTGCTTTTTTTGCTTGAGATCCATAAGCGTTATACTCCACTTCTTGACGGTTGTTTTTTCGTCTAGCTGATTCAGCCCATCTTACTCCGGTTATTACTGTTCTACCGTTGCCACCTTCTTCTTTTAATACATCGCAACAATATCTTACAACCCGAGTTGGTGGCATTTTCTTTTTAACAATTAGATCCCACATATTTATTTTAGGCTTAATCATATCAACATCTTTATAGTTGTTTTTAATAAACTTTGTCAGCTCAGGCGGATCTACTGTCGTGATCGCATAATGTGCGTCAAATTTAACTCCTGCCATTTTTGCCAATTCATATATAACAACACTATCTTTCCCACCACTAAAAGCTAAATAATAACCGTCTTTAGGTTCAAATGCTTTTAGTCTATCAATAGATGCTTTTAATTTCTTATCAAAGACAAGTTGATCGTTTTCAGATTCATTTATAACTTTATTATTTAGACCTAGAATTAATTGTTCCATCGCTCTCCACCTTCCCCAAGTAATTGTATACTTGATTTACTAAATCAGACTTTAAATGATTTTGAAAACTCAAATCTTTTATTGATATATTTGCTCTTGATTCCCAATATGGAAGGAATTCTAATAGCTTTTTGGGTTCTTTCTCTACTGCTACAACAAATCTTTTTGTTAAATCAATAAATGCCTGTAATTCTTCGCTCACTCCAAAATTTTCTATGTTTATTATTCTTTCAGTTAATTCACAATATTCTATATGGTCCATTGTTTCATAGGCTTTTCTTAGAGCAATTACCATATCTTGCTCTTTTTTGTCATCAAGTATATTTCCATCTGCATCACGATTTTTTGATATGAATTGTTTATATACTTTCCCATATTCTGCCGGATCATCAGCAAATGCCAAAGCTACATTATCTAATAAGGATTTGTTTTTAGCCAATTCTGTTCACCTTCGCCTTTCCAATTAAATTCATACTTTAAAGCTTTACCTAATCTTGTCATTTCAAAATAACATCGTATACCTTTATCAAAATATAGAGGAATATTACCAACGTTCTCTCCAATAGTTCTGTTAAGCATCAATCTAAAATATCCGTCCGCTTCATCTTCGCTATCATATGAACGCATTATCTGTACCATGTAATCAACTAAATTTATTATCTCACTATTACCCAATACGTCATATATGCCCATTTCCTCTCCTTGCTGCGCTGACTTATTAGGGTGTGCAACAACAATACAGTGACAATTGCTAGACTTTGCTAAATCACACGTCCTTTTCATAAACCTAGATTGATTCTCTAGTTTTTCCGCATTTGTACCGTTAACCAACATCATAAGGTTATCAAATATTACTAAGTCAATATCATTAGCATCAACATAGGCTTCAACAAAATCATGTAATTCTTCTAAGTCATCAAAAGGTGATAGGTACTTGCTAAAGACTGTTAAGCGGTCCTTGTGCCATTCTTTTAGCATATCTAATACAAAAGGCTTAGGCTCTATTATATGGTGCTTATTCATCAATACCTTGTCATAGTATTTTGCATTATTGCCAATAACCATTGTATATAATTTATTGATCAGTGTATCTTGGTCGTGTTCTCCGTCTATCAGTAAAACTCTATAGCCTTTATCAACTGCATTTAATGCTACCCTATGAAGTACCGTTGACTTTCCTTCTTTTGGCACTCCGGTCAACAATGTAACCTTTTTTGTAGGCAAATCGTTCATATAACCTTCTGCTGTAGGTATTCCAATCGGTATGAATTTAACGTCACCTTCTGTTATTCTTTTGTAAGGATCATTGTATAGGTTCCTTATACCTAAGTTGTGCTTGCTCATATGTTTCAGCCTCCGAATATACGACATCTAATTTGCTTTTTTTGTTGTTCTTTTTTTCTTCTTTGTATTCTTCATCAGTAAAGTCTAAGTACCTACCATTCCAAAACGTTCCTTCGTTCAAATACTTCAAATCCTTAAACCCGTTCTTTCTTTCATTGTCAACAAACTTAATATAACGTTCTATACATCGTTTTAATTCATCAACAGAATATTGTTTAAGTATAGCAGGTAATTTCTTAATAGCGACTGCTTTTGTTTTAGTACCCGGATATAAAGAACGAATTTGTTTTATTTCTTCTTGTTGTTTTTGTTTGTCAGAAATAGAAGACACATTCTTTTTATTATCATTGTTTTTATTATTATCATTATTGTTAGTTGTTAGTTGCTTGTTAGTTGCTTGTTGATTGCTTGTTAGTTGCTTGTTAGTTTGCTTGTTAGTTTCGCTATTAACATCTTGATAAAATCCCCAATTTACAATGGTTATAAGCCTATTTTTGTTTGTTGATTCGTTTGTTAGAAATTCGTATTTTTCAAATCTCTTTAATGCTGTTCTTACATTCTGCAATGATATTCCTTTACCACTTTTTAGTTGTATTTTCTCAAGACTTGTTACAAATTGACCGGGTTTTGCTTTGTATTTTTCACCTTTAAATTCCCATTCATTTTCTTTGTGATTTGCTAATAATAAAAGTGTTATTAAAACTGTTTTTTGTTCAGGGGTTGATTCTAACCATATGGGTTTTTCTATTAATTCCCTGTGTAGCGATACCCATCCTTGCATTAGTTATTCCCCCTTTAATCCTAGAAATTCTTCGACATCTTTTAAATCAATAACCATTCTTGGCTTGATCCCGATAACTTTTTCAGTTTCTGTTTTCAAACCCTTTCTTATCCAATGTCTAACTGCCATTGATGTTACTCCATAATAATCAGCAACCTCTGAAACTGTGTATAAACGTTCTTCCATCTTCGCACCTCCTAACTATATTATAATATAAAAGTAAAGCAAAGTCAACCAAACATATTATGTTATATTGTCAACATATCCTATTGAATATTCCTGTATAAATTTATATCAATTTGCTTTATCGAATATGTTTAATTGTTGTTCATTTGGCAGCGGTAGCATTTCTTCTATTGCTTTTTTAAAGAAATTCTTGTCAATCTCAAAGCCAAAGCTATGACGGTTTAATTCTCTCGCTGCTCTTAAAGTTGTTCCACTTCCTGCACATGGATCAATAACAACATCGCCTTCATCTGTAAATATTTCTATTAATTCTCTTAATAAATTAACCGGCTTTTGAGTAGGGTGTAATTTTGGATAATCGTTTTTATTATCTCGTTTTATTTCAAACCAATTTTTAATCATTCTTCCGGTTCCTCTTATGTTTTTACCGTTTTCATCTTTTTTAACCCCGTTATTGAATTTAGGCAATTTGTCACGATACAAAACGACTGCGTATTCTGTAGCACCTACTATTTTCATGTTAGCCTTTAAGACTTGCGATGATGTATTTTTTATAAATACTAGAGGATAGCTATTATTAAAGCCATGTTTTTTACCATATTCTTGAATAATAGGCATTTGTTGAAAAGAGCAAAAAACAATCATCGCCGGAGCTTGTCCTTTTTCCTTTGGTTCTTTTTTTAATAACTTGCTACAAAAGTGCATATATTCAGCTAAATTAAAATTATGATCTGTATTAAAAAATGCTTTTCCTGCTTTTGATGATTCTCCGTTTTTATTTTCTCCACCAACATACCATTCAGTAGATGAACCATATGCGTTTTTACCTAGGTTATAAGGTATATCAGTCAACACTAGCTGCGCTTTTGGTATTCCGTATCTTTTAAAATTTTGAAAATGATCGTTGTATAACTCCTGTTTTATCTTCATGTTTTCCTCCTATATTAAACCTTTGTTTTTTAATTGTTTACCGTAGTTTACAAGTACCTCGTGTTTCACGACCCCATTTTATATATTAATGTTTGCATTTTATTTTAAAGTGTTTACATTATAAGGTAAATTGTTACCATTAAAAAAACTTTTATATCGCATAAGTTGAGCTATTTAAATTAGGTACATGGTGTTTTACCACCCACCTACAACATTAATTAAATCTAGTATTATATAAGCCTCAACGCCTATTGAATACTACTGCATAAATTAAAACAATGTTATTTGATTACCGCCTTGTTTACGCTTATATAATAAGTTCTCAAGTATTTCTTCTTCAACATTTACCGTTATCGAATTACCGGCCCTCTTATACATTTGACTGTCTGATTTTGTTTTTCCGTCTTTGCCTAGTCCGTATGTGTCATCATATGCTTTAACTGCTTTGTAATAGTCGATGTCATCAAAGCCTTGTAGTCGAAAACATTCCAAAGGTGTCAGCTTGCGTATTCTATAATCATAAGTTACAGGAATAATTGCTGTTTTAAAACCTTCTGGTCTAGTGGTAAGAGTAGGAGAAATGCCAGTGTTATCTACATTATTATTAAAAGCATTTATACTGTCACCGTAATTACATTTATTTTCATTAAAAGTTTTACAAGCTTGTGAAAAAAATCTGCTGTCTTTTAATTTAGGCTCTACAACATAGTTATCCTTTTGAACGGTAGTTAATGCGTTGCTTGTTCCTTGTTGATTAAATTCTAGTGTTTGTGATAAGTTTTTATTTCCTTTGGTTCTGTCATTTGAGTTGTTTTTATCTCGCCCTCTGCTTACTGCTATACATGGCAAGAATATTCCTTTATGTGCTGTTTCGTATCCGTTTTTTGTTGCTGGTTTGACTAGTATTTTAGGCTCTCGTTGTCCACCTGTCATAGTGTCTAAACATCTGCTTATTTTATTTGTATCGGTTATTGTTCTTGTAGCTTTATAATCTCCACCTATTATTTGTGCAATTTCATTTTCATCATGGCAATCTTTATCGCCCTTTGTTATTTTCCATTGCTTATTTATATAATACTTTTCATCAACTTCATCTTCTAACACGTCTTTTAATTTTGCCTTTAAAGGAATTTCAACCGGCCATTCAAAACAACCATTTTCATATAAATCATTACGAATCGACACGACAAATATACGTTCTCTGTTTTGTGGTATTCCATAATGCTTGCTGTTTAATACTTTAGCGTAACTTGTATATCCGGCATCTTCTAAGGCTCTTAGCATAGCGTTAAAGTCATCTGCAAATTGATTTTTTAGGTTAGCCACGTTTTCCATTATCGCATACTTAGGATTGCTTTTTATTATCCCTTGCAATGCGTTATAGAACAAGTTACCTTTATCAACGGTTGTTCCTTCTCGTTTACCTGCCAAACTAAATGATTGACATGGTGGCGAATAAAAAACAACATCAACATAAGGTAGATTATCCGGTTGGTCTGTTATATCGTGATATATCAATGATTCATCTACATTGTGTATTGCTGCGAATGAGTTTCTAGCGTACTTGTCAATTTCAAACCCATAAATAAATCTGCAAGTATCGCCATGACGTTCAGTTACTCGTTTAATTCCTTTCCCCGGCGCCCCTATCCCTAGAAAATATTCTGCATAAGTAATTTCCATGTTATCCTCCTATATTAAACCTTTATCTTTTAATTGTTTAGCAATCCATTTAACGCCTTTTGTTGTAACCAATGTTTGTGATTTTACTTCTTGATAATTGTTAGTAACTACGCTAACTTCTCGAACTCTAAAATAATCACTATCTATATATGATTGATAAGGCAAGTTACTTTTCATCAAGATATGATTATCTCTTAAGAAGGCAAATAACTTATTGCGTCCGTATCCCACAGATTTTGCGCACTCGTTCATAGTAACACAACTTTTCATGCCTAAGAATATATCATGCGCTTCTGCTTTAGGTTTATAATCAGCAATCAACCGGTCTTTGTTTTCAATCGTCTTTTGTGCAATCAATAACGCTTTCGCCATTATATCCGCTTCACTGTCATTTTCATCAACTCCAAGATAACCGCCTGTTTGACGTATTGTTGGAAGAACTTCATCAAATACCCATTTTTCAAACTTTTCAGCGCTAGGAAGTTTTGATTTTATAATTAATCGGTATAAATCACCTTCCGGAATAAAGTTCATTTCCAATGTCTTATCTGGATTTTGTGGATGAGGTACTCCGTATTTTACAGGGTACCTACAATGCTTCTTTATAGCATCATGAGGTTTAACGTATCCTAGCATTCTTGCACTTTCGGTAGCCGGAAAATATTCTTTGTTTTCAATCATTAAAACACTTAACTCTCCAAACTCATTATTTTCAAATACTTTTAAATCATTCATTCTTTATCTCCTTTGGCTTGATCAATCTTTCAATTTCATCACTTGTTATTCTTGTGTTGCCTAAAACCTTAATATGATTTATCTTTCCTTGCGTTAAGTAATTCCGGAATGTTCCCTCTGTTACCTTTAATATTTTCGCTGCTTCTTTGACTGTAAACAGTTCCATCTTTCTACCTCCTGTAATCATTATATATCATTATAAGTAATATTGCAATAGTATTTTATATCAACTCTGTTATCTCAACGCCTAACGCATCAGCTAACCGGATCAATGTTTTCACTGTCGGCACGTGTCTGCCTTTTTCAATATTGCTGATTGTCATTCGTGTTACGTTTGCTTTGTCGGCTAACCGCTCTTGTGTAAATCCTTTTTCAAGTCTAACTTGTTTTAGTTTCATCTTTCCACCTCCAACATTATATTGATTTCATCTACTGTATCAAAGCATCTATCAATCGTTCTGTTCGTTTGAACCAACAACACTACCGAAGCTATCAATAACACTACCGTAAACGTTATAATCGCCCTGTGTATACATTTTAATATGTTTTCCATAGAATCATATCTCCTTATAAGTAATTGCGCTTAAATACTCGCATAAATTCTTCGTGACTGTATTGTTTTTCAAATTGTTCTTGTGCGTACCGTTTAACTTTCAAATCGTTTTCCTTGTTGTGATGCACTCCGTTTTTGCTCCCTCTATGATAATCATAAGACAAGTATACTTTCATACCGTACTTTTCACTTAGCTTACGATTACCGGACCCATAAAACACGTGATGCACTTCGCAGCGGTCCTTGTGTTGTTTAGTAAAGAAGCATGAGTTATTTAAGCATGGTGTGTACTTCATTTTGTCCCCCTTTTATTTTGTCAAATTCTTGTTTTATACGTTTTTTACTTGTTGTGTCGTGTGTATAGGCCATCTGATCTAAATATCTTTGCTCTAATTCTTTCTTGGTTTTGCAATAAGCTTTACAACCTTTGCATCTTTTAGGCGTTATTGCGTAACATATCTTGCCCGGTCCGTTATCAAATGCACATTTATCCATGTTTAACTCCTTTTCGATTGCGACCAATCTCTTTCAATTTCTGATTCGATTAGTCTTAATTGTAGTTTCAAGCCTTGTATCTTTTCTTGTGATACTTCATATTCAACCTTTGCTAAATCCCTATTAAGCCTTAATTGTGCGACTGTATCATCACCATGCGCTAACGTTTGGCACGCTGTCCATGCTGTTTTATCTTCTTCGTGCAGGCGGAATATTTCAACTCTGTTGGCAATCTTATAATCATGTTCGGCTCTTGCTAACTTTTTCCCTAGTTTCCACAACTCGCTATAAGAAGCTGAAAGGCTTTTCATTAAGTCTTCACGCATATTTATGATATCAATTATTTCTGGCATCGGCATCTCCTTTCAATATTTTATTAATAGCATTGATAACTTTTTCTTTTCCAAACCTGTCAATCATTATTTCTAAATCACGCTTTAATTTTTCTTCGCTTGTCATTACCTCTTTCTCCCCGTTTAGCCGATAGGTCAGCTATTTGATTATTTTATGCCATTAATACTAATTACTTTTACAAGATTTCTTTCTATTATGTCATTTAAAAAATAAATTGTGTCATTGTCACATATTGTTGTTACTGTTTCATTTTCACCATGTACTGTGTATTCTACCCTAGAATTGTGTTTCATTAATCTTAAAGCTTTTTCTCTTGTCATTTGCGTTTCCTCCTCTTGTTTGATAAGTTAATTATACATCAAGTGACATTAAATGTAAAGCGCTTTTTACAAATATTTTAAATTAATTAATAAAAGACACCTACTAAGATAGTGTTATCTCAATAAGTGCCTCTGTGACATCATACAAGCCTTATGTGGCTGTTTTTATTGCTTTTAGGTGCAAATCATACGCAACTAATACTGATTGCCTGTATTACTTGATTTGAAGATTCTGTTTTTGGATAAGTTCGGCACCCGGAATTATTTCGCCTGCTTTGATTGCTTTTTTGATTTCTGTTTTGTCTACTAATTCGGTCACCTTGACTTTAATGTAATCACCGGGTAATAAAGTTTGATCAACTACACTAACAGATTCTGATTTTCTAAAACTAAATGCGAAGTGATCCGTTTTGAATTTCTTTTTCTCCGCTGCGGTCAACATATCGCTCAACCGGTCCTTCATGTAGTCAATGTTACTCTCAACTGATTTCTTCATAGCTTGTAAACGCTTAATCTCTGCGTCTAGGCCCATCACGTTTCCTTCAAGGTTTTTCATGACTAACGCATAGTTTTCCGCTTTCTGCTCAATAGCGTCCTCTACATCTGCCATAGCTTCATCAATAGCCTCTTGGTCAAATTCTCCGCTTTCTGCAAGTGCCTGTAATCTCATGTACTGCTCTTTTAATTCATAAATATTCATATTATACCTCTTTTCCTTGGTTTAAGTGTACGAGTTTATTTGATTCTTTAACTTTTGCTTGATAGATTTTACAACTTTTCCCTCTGCATTCTTGCTTGTAATATTTGCAATCGCCGATAATCCAATGTTTTTTGTGTCTACAAATCATAATATCCTCCTATATCCAATATCTTTTTATAATGTTTTTAACTTGTGTTTCAAATGCTCCTAAACTTCTTTGACGCCACGTAGAGATAAATAAATAACCTGTAAGCTCTTGGATAATAGCTGAAATAGAATTGCAAGAACAAGCTATTTTTGTTCCGTCTAAAACTAAAGTTTCTTTTTGCCCTTTTTCTTTTATTATGTAGTCGTATTCTGAAATTCCATAAGCTTCACATATAGGCTTAATTTCTTTTAAAACTTGAATTCGCTTTTCTATTAAATATTGTTTTTCTGTCATAATATCCTCCTTTAATAATGATTGACTTGTCGTTTTCGGTTAATTTCCCATTTCTTGATATATTCTGTTTCAATATCTGCTTTAAATTGAAATATAAATACTTCTTGTAATATCTCGACTGCAGCTTCTAAAAACCATACAGTGTTTTCAAAGTCCATCGGCTTATTAGACCAATGTTTATACGTCTTTGATGCATCCATGGCTTCGGTCCAACACATCTTCAAATAAGCGTGGTAATCTTCTACAAAGTGTAAATTCTTGTTCGGCGCAACAACATTCCGGCCTTTTAACTCTATACCTAACTTATTAGCAACCGATAATACAAAATGTAGGAAGTCAATCCATTCTTCCGGATTATTGATGTCGTTTTCAATCTCGTATAGCTCGCTAAACCCTGCGCACCAAATATTGTTGATAAAATCAGGTCCTTGTGATCGCTGTTGTAGTTCTTTCTTGTTAATAATAAAATCATCTAACCCTTTTTGTAATGTCTGCAGTTTGTTCATGTCAATCATTTCTTTCTAATCTCCTTTGTCAAAGTATATGTTATAAAGTTACTCATGTTTATATTTTTCTTGTTGCAATAATCTTGTAGCTTTTCCTTAAACTTGGTTGATACTCTAACTTGAATGTACGTGTCTTTAATATCCATAGTTTAACCGCCTTTCTAACGTTGTATAATCAATTTGTAGGCGTTCTAATTGCTTTTATGAGCAAATATACTAGATGCAACTAAAACGCCTTGTGTGGTCTTATTTCTTTTGCTCTTTTAGATATTTATAAACTGCCTGTTTGCTATCTTGCGCCATGAACTTTAAGTCGGTAATATTTTTGTTGTGTTGCTTGTTGTAATTATCAATGGCCCATTTATCATCTTTTCCAAATGCTTTGATGGCATCGGATAACATTTGAGTAGTTACTTTTACATCAGACTTTGTGCTTCCTGTGTTTCCGATATCTTCACTGTGCGTGTTGTCGGTATCTTCTCCGCTAAATAACATAAAGGTTTTTTGTAATAATGCTTTATAAGCGTAAGTCATAGCTTTTCCGCTACCTTTATCTTGCGTGTCGGAACCATAGCCTACTGTTTGCAGTAGCTCAAATTCGCTTGTTTCAGTATCAACTATCTTGTAAGTCGCATGAACAACAGAATTAAAACGCTGTGTTTCTCCATATTTTCCTTCAAAGGCTTCATGCGTTTCTTCAACTTTTACATCAACCGGAAAAAGTATTAATTTATACGCCTTTAACAATGGTTTTATTTCTCCTAACACTGCTGATTCACTGATCGCTTGATAAGAATTTGTTCCTTTGCCAACCGTCATTGATTTTTCGATTGCTTTGCTTTCATTCATTACATTAAACATCTTTTCATATAATCCCATTATTCTACCTCCTTAATATCGTCTGTAAAACTTACGTTGCCACATTGAGGACAAATATACATACATTCTTCGTCGGCTTCTTCGATGTTTACTATCTTTAGCGTAGCGTCTACATCATCAAAACCATTGTTAGTTGATTCATTCCATTGGTGGGAAGTGATTACTTCCCCACACCAATCACATTTATATTTCATAGTAAACCCCTTTCGTAT